AGGTCCAATGGATATGTTGACTTTATATGAAAATAAGTATAAACAAGAAGTACAAAAGTTTGCTAGTGAGCAAATTGGTAGAAGACGAAGAGATGACTATACTGATGGTGCTGTTCGTATTCCAATAAACTCACCAAACCCGTAGGAGAAAAATTATGGCAATAACATCTGCAGTATGCACAAGTTTTAAAGTTGAACTTTTAAAAGGAGTTCATAATTTTACAGCAACAACTGGTAACACATTCAAAATAGCTTTGTACACTAGTTCAGCGACTTTAGGGGCTTCAACAACAGCTTTTTCATCTTCAAATGAGATTACAAATTCATCTGGAACAGCTTATACTTCAGGTGGAGCAACACTTACAAGTGTAACCCCAACAGCATCAAGCACAACAGCTGTTTGTGATTTTGCTGATGTAAGTTACACAGATGCATCTTTTACAGCAAACGGTGCATTAATATATAATGACTCTGCATCAGGTGATCCTGCATGTGTTGTTATTGCATTTGGTTCAGATAAAACTGTATCTAGTGGAACTTTCACAATTCAATTCCCAACAGCGGACGCAACAAACGCAATCATACGATTAGCATAAGGAGGAAATCCTTATGGCCAATACTTGGAACCAATCAGGCACAACCTGGAACACTGGCCGTTGGGGCACAACTGATGCTATAACAAGTGGTTGGGGTGCAGACACTTGGAATACAGGTGGTTCTTGGGGACAAGCAACTGATGAATTAGTTGCATTAACTGGTGTATCCGCAACTTTTTCTATTGGTGAGTTAAGTGCTTTTGCTCAACAAGGTTGGGGTAGAGATGTATGGGGTGAAGAACCTTGGGGTGAAAGTTTTGATCCCGTTGTAAAACCATCTGGAGTTTCAGCTAGTTTTTCTCTTGGCACAGTTACAGTTTCAGCACAAATAGCTACTGGTTGGGGACAAGATGGATGGGGAGTTGAAAATTATGGTGAGTCTGGATTAGTTGTAGAATTAACTGGTCCTGATGCAATGCAATCTAATACAGGTCCATCAGGTTGGAACGGCGCAGAATGGGGTGAGGGACAAGGCTGGGGCATGTTTACTTTAAATCCTGCGGACGTAATGGGATTAACAGGTGTTTCATCTACAGCAAGCGTTGGCTCTATCACACCAATAATAGATTTTACTGGAACACTAACAGGTGTTTCTGCAACTGCAAACGTTGGATCTTTAACAGTTGCCGACATGGCAGTTGGTTTATCAGGTCAAGCAGCAACACCAGCTGTTGGTGCTTTATCACCTGCAGATGTAATGGGACTAACAGGAGTTTCTGCAACGGTTAGTGTTGGTTCTGTTTTAATTGAACCTATAGAACTTATTGATCTAACTGGAGTATCTTCAACATCTGCTGTTGGTTCAGTAACAGTTGCTGATATGGCAGTTGGATTAACAGGTGTTTCTGCAACATTTAATGTAGGAACTTTAGCACCTGCTGATGTAATGGGATTAACAGGAGTTTCTGCAACTGCTTCTGTAGCCGCTTTTGGAACCGCTTCAGGCTTTGGAATTCAAGCGTATTCTAACGTTGACACAGGTTCAAATATTTCGTATTCTAATGTTGCAACAGGTACAAATATAACATATAGTGACGTCGCATAGGAGATAAAAATATGGCATCAACATACACAGGACTAGGTGTTGAACTACAAGCAACAGGTGAAAACGCTGGAACTTGGGGAACAAAAACTAATACAAATTTACAAATCATAGAACAAATTTCAGGTGGTTTTACACAACAAGCTGTATCAGATTCAGGTGATACAACTCTTTCAGTTACTGATGGTGGTACAGGTGCAACGTTAGCGCACAGAATGATAGAATTCACTGGATCTCTTACCTCTGGTAGAAACGTAACTATACCTATTGATGTTCAAACATTTTATTTTTTAAAAAATTCTACAAGTGGATCACAAAACGTAACATTTAAATATGTTTCAGGATCAGGAGATTCTGTAGCGGTAGCACCTGCAACAACTAAAATTGTATTTGCTTCTGCAAATGATGGTACAAACCCAGATATTATTGATATCGGAATGGGTAATGTAACACTTACTGGATCAGAAACTTTAACAAACAAAACTTTAACAGCTCCAAAAATTGCAGATGCAGGTTTTATTGCAGATGCAAATGGAAACGAACAAATCATATTTCAAACAACATCTTCTGCAGTAAATGAATTAGAAGTAACTAATGCTGCAACGGGTAATCCACCAATCTTAGGTGCAAGTGGAGAAAGTAATGTTGATGTTCATATCAAACCAAAAGGCACTGGAGAAACTAGAATTGGAACTGGAGCAGCGGCAGCAACACTTACAACAAGTGGTGCCCACGATTTAGTATTAGATACAAACTCAGGAACTAATTCTGGAACTATCACAATTACAGATGGAGCAGATGGAAATATTAATATAGCACCAAACGGAACTGGTGTTGTTCAAGCTGGTGGATCTGCAGTAAAAGTTGCAGGTAAAGAAACTATTTGGGTGCCAGCAGTTGCTATGTATCCTAATACTACTAATGGTGCAGAAGCAGCTCAAGTAGAATTATCAAATGGTCCAGAAATTAAAGTATTAGATTTTGATAAAGACTCTGATGAGTTTGCACAATTTGCTGTTGCATTTCCTAAATCATGGAATGAAGGAACAGTAACTTTTCAAGCTTTTTTTACGGCAACTTCAACAGACACAGGAACTAGTGCATATGTTTTACAAGGAGTTGCTTTAGCTGATAATGGAGATTTAAACACAGCTTTTGGAACAGCTGTAGGGCCAACTGCAAAAGCTCACAGTGGTACATCAAATGATTTAGACGTAACAGCGGAAAGTGGAGCAGTTACAATTGCTGGTTCACCAAGTACAGATGAATACGTTTTCTTTCAAGTATCAAGAGATGTTTCAGCAGATGATTTAAATGCTGATTCAAGACTTCTTGGAATTAAATTATTCTTTACAACTGACGCTGCTAACGACGCGTAAGGTAAAAGAATATGAAAAAACTAGAACCAACACTTACAACAGGTAAGAATACTAGAAATATTACAAGCCGAAGAGGCAAAACAGGATTCGGAACAAATATATTAGGGTTTGGATCTGGTGGAACTCCTTTTGTTGAAGTAACGGCAAAATACTTAATAATTGGAGGTGGCGGTAGCGGTATGTGCTCAAATACTCACCCTGGTGGTGGTGGAGGAGCAGGAGGTTATAGAACTTCTTTTGCATCTGAAACACCTGGAGGACCAGCAGGTAGTACCGAGAGTGCCATTGTATTTGCAAAAGCAGGAGATTACACAATAACTATTGGAGCAGGAGGATCTGCTGTGCAAGGACCAGGTGGTCCAGCTAGTGGTAATGATACCGTATTAAATCATGGAGATAGTTGTTCAGTTACTGCGTTTGCAGGCGGAGGTGGATCACCTAATCCAGGATGTGGAACTAGAGGATCCATGGGTGCAGGTGGTTTTAACTGTTCAGCTAAATCAGGAACACCAACTCAAGGATTTCCGTCAGGTGCTGGAACGACTTTAACAAGTCCAACATTTAGCGTAGCTTCAGGTGGAGGAGGCGGAGCTGGAAGTGCAGGATCAAATGGAACTAATAATTCAGGTGGGGCAGGAGGAAGTGGAAAAGCAAGTTCAATAACAGGATCTCCTGTCACAAGAGCAGGCGGTGGCGGAGGGACGTCACGAGCTTCAAATGGAAGTGGTGGACCAGGCGGAGGCGGATCTGGATCGAGAAGTAATAATGATGCTGCTGGAGGTCCAGCAGGGGATGCTAACACAGGATCTGGTGGTGGAGGAAATAACAATGAAGGAAGTTCATCAACCACTACTTTTGCAGGAAACGGTGGTTCAGGAGTTGTTTTTATAAGATTTCCAGCATGTGCGTGCGTATCAGTATCACCTGGAACAAACACAGTTGCAACGGTAAGTTGTGAACAACTAGCAACTTTTACAGTAACAGGAACGGTAACTTTATCATAATGGCACACTGCGCAGAAATAAAACAAAAAATTGATCCAACAGGTTTTACATCTAATAATATGTGGATAGTAGAACGTGTAATTGTGGTTTGTAATAGTGAACCTGACCCAGAAGGATGGTGCACAAAACTTTTTGGTGGGACTTGGAAACAATGCTCTTATACAAATAGCATAAGAAATAAATTTCCTGGCCCTGGTTATGTATACGATGAAGTAGCTGATGTTTTTTTAATACAACAACCTTTTGCATCTTGGACAAGAAATGATGAACATATGTGGGTGGCGCCTATACCAGTGCCTACAACTAAACCTTTGGATCCAAATAATGATCCTACTGGTGGACCAAACATGTGGGACGAAGAAAATCAAAGATGGTACTGTGATAAAATGGATGGAACTAATGAAAGTTGGTTGTGGAATTCAGACACTTTAACCTGGGAATAATTAAGCTTTACATTAAACTATATTAATATATAAGTAAATTTATAAAGATATATGAATTTACAATACTATTATTGGTACTTTAAAAATGCAGTCCCTTCAAGGATATGTGATGATATTGTTAGGTATGGAAAACAACTTCAACAACAAACAGCAATTACAGGACAAAACAAAAATAAAAAAATAAAAGATTTAAAAAAACAAAGAGATTCTAATATTGTCTGGTTAAATGAAAGATGGATTTATAATGAAATACATCCATTTGTCCGTGCAGCTAATGAAAATGCTGGATGGAATTTTCAATGGGATTGGTCAGAAGAGTGTCAATTTACTATTTATAAAAAAGGTCAACATTATGATTGGCATTGTGATAGTTGGGATAAACCGTATGATAATCCTGAAGGCAATCATCCATACCAAGGAAAAATAAGAAAATTATCTGTAACTGTTTCTTTATCAGATGAGAAAGATTATTCTGGTGGTGAATTAGAATTTGATTTTAAAAATAATGATAACAAAAATAGAATTAGTAAATGCAAAGAAATAAAAGCAAAAGGATCAATAATAGTTTTTCCCTCTTTTGTGTGGCACAGAGTTTGTCCTGTAACTAGAGGAGAGAGAAATAGTTTAGTAATATGGAACCTAGGAAACCCTTTCGTATGATATATCCAAAACAATTAAGAAGAGATGAATATTTTTCTACTCCTATATGGATGGCAGATGCTCCACAACTTGTAAAAAGTTTAAATAAAGCTTCTGATCCATATATAAAAGAATCAAAAAAAGCTTTAAAAAAAGGTATCGCCACTAGAAATAAAACGTATGGTAATAAAGGAGATATGGGTAATGTATTTCATTCTAAATCTTTAATAGAAGATAATAAATTTAAAGATTTATCTCTTTATATATTACAGACCTCAGAAAATTTATTAAAAGAAATGGGTTTTAGTTTAGATAATCATAAACTTTTTATCACAGAATTATGGGTTCAAGAGTTTGCTAAACAAGGTGCTGGATGGCACAGTACACATACTCATTGGAATGGACATATTTCAGGTTTTATGTTTTTAAAAGCAAGTGATAGAACATCCTTGCCTACTTTTCACGATCCAAGAACTGGAAATTTAATGAATCTATTACCATTAAAAACTACTAATGTTGTAAAACCAGGAGTGCACTCAGTTACTTACAAACCAACTCCTGGTAGAATGATTTTTTTTCCATCATACTTGGCTCATGAATATATTCCAGATATGGGATATGACCCATTTAGATTTATACATTGGAATGTTCAAGCAATACCAAAAGGAGTTTTGTATAAAGTTAAAGAGTTTAATGAATAAAAATTATGTCATTTAAAAAAAATAAATATTCTGTTTTAAAAAATGCAATACCCAAAGAAATAGCACACTTTTGTTTTGGTTATTTATTAAACAAAAGAAGAGTAGCTAGAACTTTATTTGATTCAAAATATATATCTCCATTTACTAAATATTGGGGTATTTGGTCTGATCCTCAAGCACCTGGAAGTTATTCTCATTATTCAGATATAGCCATGGAAACTCTATTACAATATGTAAAACCTGTTATGGAAAAACATACAGGAATAAAATTATCAGAAACTTATTCATACACAAGAATTTATAAAAAAGGAGATGTATTAACTAGACACATTGATAGATTTAGTTGTGAAATATCTACCACTTTAAATTTAGGTGGTGATGACTGGCCAATTTATATTGATCCTACTGGTAAAAGAGGACAAGCAGGAGTTAAAATAGATTTAAAACCAGGAGACATGTTAATATATTCTGGTCGTGATTTAGAACATTGGAGAGATGAATTTAAGGGTAATATATGTGCACAAGTTTTTTTACATTATAATAAGAAAGGCTCGAAAGCTGCGAAATTAAATGAATTTGATGGTAGACCACACATAGGATTACCAGCTGATTTTAAAAAAAAGTAATGAATATTTTTAGAAACTCTAAATTAATTGGACCAGATAATCAAATATTAAAACATACAATACCTAATGAATTGTTTGAAGAGTTATCTGTTATGGTTGATAGAGCAAAGAAAAAAAGAAAATCAAAATATGCTTTTTTGTTAGACCATATAAATAACGGTCAAAACTCTTATCAAACAACAGTTGATGTAGACTTATTTGAAAAATCTTTTTTCTTTGGTTATTTAATAAAAATGGGTGAACATTATGTAACTCGTAATCATAAAATATTTGGTCAAGCTTCAGGGTTTTATCCTACAAATAGAATTATAAGATTAAAAAGAAACTTTAATCATTTTGATCACTATGATTTTTGGATAAATTTTGCAGATAAAGGTGCTGTAAATCCTTTACATGATCATCCAGGTTTTTTATCTGGAGTTATTTATTTTACTGATTCTTTTAAAGAACCTACAATTTTTGATAAAAAATTTAAATACCTTGGAAAAGAAAAAGAAATATTAATGTTTCCTTCACGTTTAATTCATGAAGTAAAAACTTATAAGGGTAGTAAAACAAGAATTACATTATCTTTTAATTTATATATAGAAGAATGATCACAGAATTAAATGCATTTGTCCCACCTACTCTTGGATGGTTATCTATGAAATTAGATCCTATTGTTATTAAAAGATTAAATAAATATGTTAAAGAAAGCAAAATTAAATGGAATCATACTCTAGCAGGTAATATTAACAAATCTAGTTATTTAGAAGATACTGATGAGTGGTTTTGGAAAAATGTTTTAAGCCCATGTACTACAGAATATTTAAAAAGATTTGGTAATAAAATTTTACCTAAAATTTTAAACAAAAACTGTGAATTTTTTTTAAATAGTTTTTGGGTTAACTTTCAAAAAAAATATGAATTTAATCCTCTACATAACCATGGTGGAGTATTTTCTTTTGTTATATGGTTAAAAATTCCTTTTAATACTAAAAAAGAAAAAAATTTACCTTTTGTAAAACATGCAAATGTTTCAAAAGCAGCAGACTTTGAATTTAATTATACAGATCTTCTTGGAGATATTACTTCTTGGTCTTATGCTATAGATAAAAAATCAGAAGGACGAATGTTGTTTTTTCCGTCTAAATTGCAACATCAAGTATATCCTTTTTATACATCTAATAAAGATAGAGTATCTGTCTCTGGTAACATTTGTTTAAATGTAGATAAAATTATAAAATGAGTTTAAATAAAATAATTGTAGTAGGAGGAGGCACGGCTGGATGTATGTCAGCTTACACTCTTAAAAAACTATTTCCTAAAAAAGAAGTTACAATGATAGAAAGTAAAAACATCCCTACAGTTGGTGTAGGTGAAAGTACATTAGGACACATAAACAAATGGTTAGCTTTAGTCGGTATTAAAGATTCTGATTTTATGAAAGAATGTAACGCTTCATATAAGTTAAGTATTAGGTTTCAAGATTTTTATAAAAAGGGAGATGGTGGATTTCACTATCCTTTTGGTCAATCAGTTTTTACAGACACTCTTGCAGATTATAATGATTGGGAGTTTAAAAAAATTTTATATCCAAAAACAAAATATACAGA